GCTACAGGTCGCGTACCTACAACGGCGAACTCGCCCTTAACAGCAAAGGGTGATCTATTCGGTTACTCCACAGCACCAGCAAGGTTGGCTGTCGGCAACAACGGTGAAAGCCTCGTAGCAGATAGTTCCACTTCAACAGGTTTGCGCTATACGGCTGGAACAGTTCAGGCTAATCCTTTGCTAAATGCTGGGGCGCAAGTGTGGCAGCGTGGCACTAGTTTTTCTTTTTCGAGTGCAGCACGCCAATACACGGCTGACCGTTGGGAAGCAAGTTTAACTAATGGCAACGGAACTGTTGCCCGTCAAGCAACAGGTGACACAACAAACTTACCAAACATCCAATACGGTATACGTGTTCAACGCACGGCTGGACAAACCGCAACAGGTGGTGATTTTCTTGCACAAAATATTGAGTCTATCAACTCAATACCTTTTAGCGGTAAAACTGTAACTGTCTCTTATTACGCCCGCGCAGGTGCAAACTTTTCAGGCACATTTTCACCTTGGTTCGGCTATGGAACAGGTACAGACCAAAATGTTTTCACAGGATTAACTGGTCAAGTTACTTTAAACAATACTGCCGTAACTTTAACAACAACTTGGCAGCGATTTAGTTTTACTGTTGCCGTACCTGCAACCGCAACTCAATTAGCCTTTTATTTTCAACACGTTGCAAGTGGTACGGCTGGCGCAGCAGATTACTTTGACGTGACAGGAACGCAAATTGACATTGGCAGCGTGGCACTACCTTTCCGCACTTACGCTGGAACAATCCAAGGAGAATTAGCCGCTTGCCAGCGTTACTATCACCGATTCAATGGCAGTGGAATAAATGATTCAATAATTAACTCAGGTCTTGGTTTTTCCACCACTGTTGCAATGTTTGTATTTCACTTAGGTACGACAATGAGAACAGCCCCATCATTGATGGATTTGTCAAATCAAGGAGTTTATCGACCTGCAAATGCGACATCTTATTCAGGTGGTACTTGGGTTTTAAACCAAGGTTTTGATAATTCAACGCGTGTTATTTATACACACGGCTCAGCAATTTTTACAGCAGGTGAAAGCCTTATTCCTTCATCAACCAGTGCAACAAACTACATCGGATTTAGTGCGGAGCTATAATGACAACTACATTCTTCACAGACTTCGAAGGTAAAGAACACGCAATTATTGAACACAAAGATGGTTCAATAACTACAATGCTCAAGGCAGAGTATGACCGCCAAGAAGCGGAACAATCCACACCGAACGTGTAGCTTTAGTGCTATGGTCTATCTATGGAACTTATACCCTTAGAGCAGATCAAAGAGCAGCTTCACAATAGGTACAAGACCAGTGGGTTCTCTGAGCAACTGTTCAAGAACGACTGGCGCTTGATCCTGAGCTTGGGTTCACACCCTGCTGAGGCCACCTATGAGCAGGTCGAGAAGGTCATCCTACGGGTAACTAAGCAGTCCACTAGGGCTACCTATGTAGCCCGCTACAGGAGCCTTTACAAAGCTCTCAACAAGATGAACCTAGTCAATGGTAACAACCCAGCAGATGAACTGCCACAGGTCAAGCCAGGACGTGGTGTGCCTAAGCCTGTTACTAAGGCTGAGTATGCCAAACTGTTAGCAGAGGCGAAGCCTCTCTACCACGACTGGTTTGTACTAGGTGGAATGGTTGGCCTTCGTGCTATGGAAGCAGCCAAGATTAAAGGCTCAGACCTAATAGAGCACGATGAAGGCTACAGCCTACGGGTGCAGGGCAAGGGTGGGACTGACCTAATAGTCCCAATAGCGCCCAAGGTAGCTGAGATGATTATGTCCTATAAGACATTAGACAGGCTATGGCAGGTCACTGCTAACAAGTTCTCAGCAAGGGCAGCCAAAGAGATGCGTCGCATCTTAGGTCCTGATGCTAAGCATTTTCATAGTCTTCGCCACTACTTCGCAACCACAATGCTTGAGAAATCAGGCGGTGATTTGATTGCAGTTAAAGAACTTATGCGCCACACAAGTGTGGCTACAACCCAGATTTATACCCAGTTAGCACAAGGTCGAACTAGATCGTTAGTCAACCTTTTAGAATAAGGAGAATAGATGCCATACGGCGATGATATTACCGAGGGAATACCGTATGTACTATCCAATCCTTCTGGCTCTGCCACTTATGCAGCTACGGGTGAAGCCTACGATGTCGCTGTTGCTGGTTTACCGTTCTTTCTTTTTAACTCTGATGATGCACCATATCGCCGTGTAACGGCTCAGTATCGTAAGCAACAGATTGACCAGACACGTGAGGCTGGAGAACAGACCCTGACTGGTTGGTGGCTACGAAGCCAATCATCCTTTCACCTTGGCGCTGGTATTAAGTTCTTTGAACCACAGCAAGAAGAGTCGCTACGCTTCCAGTACACAGAGTCTAAAGGCTTAGATGTCTTTACTAGAGGCCAGGCTACCCTGCTCAATGACACAGCCAGCTTCTATGCTGGTGCTGCACCTGCTCAGTTAATTGGTGTCAATGATGGCACCAATGACTGCATCTTTGTCACAGATGGCACAGCGCTCAAGAAGATTACAACTGGTGGCACAGTAACACCTATCACCCAAGCAGGAACAGCATCGACTATCTTTAGCCTTACAACTGATGGTTCTAACTATTACTTTATCACTTGACCCTAATGCTACTGCTTCTGCTGCCCTACCTACTGCTTTATTTACTCATCCTAATGCTAGTTGGGTATGGTCTAGTATCTCTGAAGGACCACAGGCTATCTATGTATCAGGTTATGATCCAAACGGTACATCATCATCTGTCTTTAAGATTGCCTTAGATGCTACAACTCCTAACACTTTAGGTTTTCCTACACTAGAAACACCTACAGTTATTATTGATATGCCACAAGGTGAGCGCATCAATGATTTTGATGTATACCTTGGTGCCTATGCAATCCTTGCAACTAGCCTAGGTTTTAGAGTAGGTATCTCTGATGCAACTGGAGATATCCAGTATGGGCCATTGCTCTTTAGAGATGCACCCTGCAACGCTATTGCTTTTAGAGATAGCTATGCCTACATTGCAACCCTTGTAGATGGTACGGCAGGGCTAGTTCGCGTGGATTTATCTACTACTGTTCTAACAAATAGCCTTTTCTTTCCTTGGGCTTGGGACCTTATAGCAACTGGTACTACTACCACTGCATCCCAGGTTGCCTTCTTTGGCAACTCAGATAGAGCTGCCTTTACCAATGGTAATAATACCTGGGCTGAATCAACCACCAGCCTAGTAGCAAGTGGTTACTTGCGTACTGGTTACATCCGCTACAACACGTTAGAGACAAAGATATTTAAGTTAATGCAGGCTCGTGTAGATACCACCGATGGCGGTGTCTTAATCCAATCCGTTGATTCATTAGATAACTTCTTTACTATCGGTAACTTTTCACAAGGCTCTGCAGTGCCTCAAATCAATATCAGCTACCCACAAACTGCCCAAGAATATCTTGGATTCCAATTTACACTATCTCGCTCAACAACTGATGTGACCAAGGGACCACTCTTTACTGGTTATCAGATACGTTCCCTGCCTGCAACACCACGCCAGAGACTTATCCAGTACCCACTCTCTTGCTTTGACCACGAGACAGACCACTTCGGAGTAGAGGTTGGCTTTGAAGGCGCAGCCTATGATCGTATGTCACAACTAGAGTTAATAGAAAATGCTGGAGACACCATCCAGATTCAAGACTTTAGAACTGGTGAGTCATACCTTGGCATCATTGAAGAAATGGATTTTAGAAATAACACACCATCAGATAAACGATTCACCGGTTTTGGTGGGTTACTACTAGTCACAATCAGGACGGTATAATGCAAGCACAAGACTACGCAACAGTAGTTGTTGCAGTAATGACAATCGTTGGCGGCTTTGTTGGCGCAGTGCGCTGGTTAGTAAAGCATTACCTCAATGAACTCAAGCCTAATAGTGGGTCAAGTCTTAAAGATTCGGTAAATAGATTGGAGCGACAGGTTGAAGAAATTTATCGCATCCTTCTTTCTCGCAATAACTCTTAGCGGTTGCGGCTACCAAGGTTGGGTTCGTTATCCTTGTCAATCTTACGAGAACTGGGATAAACCAGAATGTAACCCGCCTCAATGTATTTCAACAGGAACTTGCACTGAAAATTTAATCCCGGAAGGTACGCTTAATGGCTAGACAAAGGTTTACTAACGAGCAATTAAAGGCTCGACTGATTGTATTTATCGGAGTAATCCTAGCACTAGTATTTTTAGGTTCAGTATTTGGAATCCTTTGGGCTTTGATATTTGTAACTCAACCGTTAGGTGAGCAAGCTCCTAACGATAGGGCTTTTATTGAACTGCTTACAACGCTGACTGTGTTTCTTACAGGAAGTCTAGGAGCAGTGCTTGCAAGTAATGGACTCAAAGACAAGAATAAGGATGATAATGGGACAGCGTAATCAATTTCTAATGGCTGCTCGTGCTGAGATTGGCACAATAGAGGGTCCAAAGGATAATGAAACAAAGTATGGAGCATTTACCAAGGCAAACTTTAAGCCTTGGTGTGGTTCATTTGTTATGTGGTGTGCCAACGAAGTTGGCTTAAAGATTCCTAACGTAGTCTCTACTACTGATGGAGCACAGAAGTTTCAGGGAACTGGGCGTTGGGCTAACGCAGAAACTGCTAAGCCTGCACCTGGTGATCTGGCCTTCTTTGATTTCGCAGAGGGTGGAAACCCTATTGACCACGTTGGAATTGTTGTCAGAGATAATGGCGATGGAACCATTGTCACTATCGAAGGCAATACATCAGGTGATAAAAAGAAATCTACCAGTGAACGTAACGGTGGAGAAGTAGTCCAGAAGGTTAGGGCTTATCGCACTGATAACAAAAAGGGACTGAAGCTATTTATTGTTGGCTTCGGTAGTCCAAAGTTCAAAGACTAGGAGAACAAGTGAACAAAGAGAAGTTAATCGCTATCGCAGGAACTTACCTACGTGCAGGAATTGCGTCAGTAATTGCGCTATGGCTTGCAGGTGTGACAGACCCAAAGGCTCTGGCAACCGCAGGTATCGCAGCTATTGCAGGTCCAGTGCTCAAGGCACTAGATCCAAAATCAGCAGAGTTTGGTCGTGGGTCTAAGTAACCCATCAGCGCGAGGCAAACGAAGAGGCTCACCCCGAAAGGGGTGGGCTTCTTTTTTTATGCCTAAAATATGCCAGAGTTACTATCACCTGATAGGTGAGTCTTGAGCCGGTGGCAGTTGGCACACAAGGTCTGCAAGTTAGCAGGATCATTGTTGAAACGGTCACCGTCTATGTGGTCTACATCTAGCTGAGAGATGTGTTCTGGTATGAACCCACATTGTTGACATTCTGTGCCTTTATGTCTAATGTATGGATAGACGGTGTTGTTGTAGTTAATCTTCCATA